GATTATACTTTTTTGGAGTTTAGGAGTAATTTCTTTTGCGTACTTCGGAAATTCAACCCGACAAATTGACACGACTTTCGCGGCTGGATTGCTGTCAGCAGTAATGTCGAACATGGGCCTACAAGTAAAATCAGCTACAAATGGCAAAAAGAAACTTGGTAAGGTTAATATAGTAGATAATAAGAACTCTAAAGTAGGTATCAAATGAAAAAACTATTTGCTTTACTTTTATTTATGCCTTGCGGTTCATTACTCGCAGACATAAAGCAAGAATTTGTGACATCTGCACAAATTACTGTAGATATGCCCTTTGTAACTACTCAAAAAGTTGGTACGACCTACTCTTTAAGCGGAAACAATATCACTCCATCTGTAACTGTAGGAGATACAACAACATCAGGGAAAATAGGTGGAATTAATATTGGTTCTTTAACTGATGGCGTTCCAGCAATGATACAAACTGATACCTCAGTTACAAGTGCAGGTTCAGCCTTTTCCAAGACAGAATCGGTAATTATGGGCGATGCTACACCATCTACCGTAACTCCTAGTTCGGGGATTGCAGCATTACCAGTATTAGGAGGATCGACTACTGTAGCGTCAGGCGGTACTGCTGGATCTCTTGCTTTAACGTCATTGAGTTCTGGAGTCCATACCTGTACCGCAGGTGGGTCGGGTACATCTTGCATAGGATCTACTAAAGTTACTATTACGATTGACTAGACTTTGGCTGCTGGTTTTATTAGCATTACCTATAAGAACACTTGCTGTTCCTGTAGTCCCTCAGTTCCGTTCTGGATCTTCTCAGACTTCAAGCACATCTGAACAAGTATTGAATGAAACAGTCACAAGCCATCAATATCGCACAGGATACTCTTATTCAGCGTCAGGACATAATATCGAATCTGAAACGGGATATATCAACCCTACTGCTACGACTACGAATGAACAAACAGTCGGGGGAGTAAACTTTCATTGGACTTCGCCAAACTTAGAAGCTATACCACGTTGGGGAATCGTAAACAATGGAGCAGCTTTCTCTCTTCAAGAAACACTCCTAACCCCAGGACTGGACACAGTAACCACCATAACTCGTCAAATAAATACAAGCACAACCACAGAAACTACAACTACCTTTGGGCAGTAGCTATAATCCTTTGTCCTGCAAGGGTTTTGGCTAATACTACAGTAGCTTCTCCTAGTAGCAATGCACAAGGAGTAGTTAATAATAATGCAACTATGATAACTCCAAGCTCGATGCCGAGTTTTAGAATGAGTCAGGGTATAGTCTGTGCTTCTCCTAGTCTTACAATTACACCCTATGTAACTGATAGTTGGTCATTCGGTAGACCGATAGAATATGTCACTAGACAAAATATATATGATGAAGATACTGGAGAAGTTAAATATGTTCAAGAAACTCCTCGATTTGAAAAAGATAATTACAACCTAAATTATGGTATCTCGGCTCAACTGAACATTCCATTAGGTAAGTCACCAAAACTTTGCCATGAAGCAACAGCAGTAAATATAGAAGCTCAAAGATTATTAATTAAGAAAACAAAAATGGAGATCAGCTTATATCGTTTGGAGATGTGTGCAAAACAAGCAAAGCTTGGAGCTACATTTAGGCCAGGTTCTCCTAGTGCTTTGACTTGTGAAGATATTATTGTTAACGTTCCACCAAATCAAGTTATCCCACATACTCACAAATTAAAATAGACAAGCTACGGGTATCTACTTGTCTAAAAAAGCAACTGACGCTCTGACAGTGAGGAGGTAGAACTTAATCTACTCTTTATCAGGTCTTGCTGCTTTCGAGGTGAAGGTCTAATGACAAACCTTCTGTACTATTCTACATCTTTTTTCTTCTTTGTCAGCTTTTTTATTAGATTTTTTACTAAGGGTTTGACAATATTAAGCAGTAATGGAGTAGTGGCAGCAACAGTAGCAATAGCAGCAGTGCTAATAAGCTGTGCAGGGCCAGGTATGTATTGCTCAATGAACGTAACGTCTTCATAAAGGGTTATACATTTACTACCATCTTCGCTTCTTTCGTGGCCTATAACACGTTCCAATCGTTTATCGTTACGAAAGTCTCCTACTCTTTGTTCAGTTTTGCCAGGGCAGGGAGGAAAATCTGGTGGGGGCGGTTCAGGTAAATCAGGAATTTTTGGCTGCTCTGTTTCTGGTAAGGGTGGTGGATCGTTACTTATAGGTGCTTCTTCTGTAATGACAAGATTTTCAGGTGTATAGTCAAGAGGAATAAAACCAGGGAACGGAAAATCACAGGTAGTAAACACTCCATTCGGATCTTCCAATAATAAATTACGATTACCAGTATTTTCTATATCACGATGTTGATAGGTACAACCAGGAACATCTATTGTAGGAGGTTTTGTAATAGTTAAATAATGAGGAGTATATATTTCTGGTACGTCTGGAATGTGTATCTCAGGAATATCTATATCAGGTATCTCCATCTTCTACATCTCCTATAGAAATAGACCAACCATCTTCTCCAAATTTACCTTTTTCTATAATCTTAGGTTTCTTCACTTTTTTATCTAATTCTTCGTGATATTTTTTTATGTCATTATCTAGCTCTAAATTAAATTTTTGCATACGCAACCAATGAACTAATTTATCAACGTAATATTTAATTAGCTTTTTTATAAAACCAAATATCATTTAATGATTGGCATTGATGGACCCGTTACTTTAGGTAGACCCTGATCTAATATCTTAGGCATCATTCCTTGTACATTACCAAGTATCTCATTCATTACTTTAGCTTTAAAATTCTCTGATGTTACATATTTGTATGCAAAGTACGTTCCACCACTCATGGAAGCTACCATTACAAATGAGATGATACTTAAAACATTAGCTATTTTTTGAAACATGATTCGTGCAGCTTTAATTAGGGCAATGGTTCCTTTTACAATTCTAACATTTTCTATAATTTGTACATTAGCTCCTCTCTATGTAACCATAAGCATAGTTTCAAGACAAATCCATAATAAGTCTAATTAAATTTACTTTATTTTATTTTTACGCTGCTTTTAAAGCTGCCACTTCTGCCTCAAGTTCTTGTATTGCTTTCATTAAATATACAACCATACCTTGTGGACTAAACATATATTTACCCTCACTATTTTTTGGATATGCTTCTGGGAAACTATCAACTAAATCCTGTGCAATATAACCTTTTGTTTTTTCCGCACCATCATCTTCTATTATAAAATTAAATTTTTGTGGTTTTATGTTTTTAAATAAACTCAAAGTATCTTCTGTCCAATCTTCAAAATTCTTTTTCATTGTACGATCAGAACTACCGCTTTGAAGTGTAGCACTAGTGGTAGTTACATTAATAGAACCTACAATACTTGTTCCTTGACAAGCAAAAAGAACAGCTTCTCCATTGTCACCTTGTCTTCCTACGTGTAAGGCAGCCGAACCATTACGACAAGCCGTAATACGTCCATTATGTTCTAAAACAATTCCAGTTACATTATTAGCTCCTAGATTTAAGTGTGCAGTTGTTCCGACAAGAAACGATCTTCCATTTGTCATTCTTGCTACTTCTTGGTAAACAGAGGCAGATGTTCTAGTAGAAAAGGCTAAGAATCCATTATAATTTTGAGCTTGAGCTACACAAGTCATATACCACAAATCAGCAGCACCGTTATCATTAGCTGCTCTTAGTTGAATACTTGCCATCGAATTACTTTGAGCAGATCCATTATAAAATCTAGCTAATAAATTTCCTGGAGCAGCACTAGCTGAGTATGCTGAAGTACTATCTTGTCTAACATCTGTAAATCCAGAAATTATTACTCCATTACTATGAGTGGAAAATCTTACAGTACCAGCTTCAGAAAGTGTTACAGAATTAGTTGCAGCTATAGTCATGTCATCTGTTCCATGATTATAAAAAATATATCCAGCTGAATCGTTTGCAGCGTCCATAAATCTAAGGCTACTTGCAACTGCACTGCCTAAAGTAATTCCAGTTTGATTGGATTGACCACTTGCACCAACTTGTAAATCATCAGCATTTGTTGAACCTTGTTTC